AGCATCTTGTTCTTGTTCTGTAGTTTTTGTGTAAGTATTTCCACCAACAGTGAAGTCATTTCCTTTTGCAGTTTTAGCAAGAGCACCTGAGAAAGCATTGCCTTCATCAAATTCTGCTTCGTCCATCGCACCGTAAGATGCCATAGTGTCTACGATTTCATCTTCACCTTCTTCAAATACACCGTCGCCAGTCATTTTGTCACCTGCGATTCCACCTAATGCCGCGCCAACTCCTTTACCGATAGTTGCTCCAGGAACTCCGCCGATTGAACCACCGACTGCCGCGCCTGCCATGCCGCCTAGTTTAGAACCTGCCATTGCACCGCCGACACCGCCAACGATACCTTCTTCCATGCCTGCAATTGGCATGTTACGTATTCCCATGCCTTTTGCATCAGCACTGAAACCATCTGTAGCATCTTCATAAGTGTTTTTCATTCCACATGCTTCATCAAGACCTGTCTTGTAGCCCTCGTGGTATGCTCTAGCACCTTCAGAACCTGCATCATGTGGACATGCATAAGATCCTTTACATAAACCATGAGATTTACCCATGTGCTTCGCGGCTTTCAGAATGTGTTCTGCGCCTTCTTTTAAGTTTGTTTTAGTATTTTTAATCATAATATTAAGTTCTTGTTTATTGCATTTAGGATGCAGTTGTTGTATTTGTGATGTAGATAAGCCTTCTGAACACATAGATTTCACTTTAGAAATACTAGGTAGTTTACTAGATTTGCTTACCTTACCCTTAGCCTTTTCTTTTACAAGTTGAGGAGTATCAGAATCATTGGCTGCCAACGCGGCGTTCGCCGCGGCATTACCTTTCTCATCATTTGATGAGTTGTGTGATCCGTCATCTGGCCCGTATTGAGCGGCCATGTTTGCGCCTTCTTTCATTTTTGATGAACGTTGTGTATCATATGTAAGTGGAGATTGTCCACCATATGAACCTGATCCGTCACTTTCTCTCATGTTACCCCCTGATATCGGAGATGTTAAATCTATACCTGCTTCAGGTGGAGTATCAGTTTCATCAAACTTGCCTAATGTTTTGGCTAAGTTTGCTTGTTTTTCTGTTTTTGCTGGGAAGTCATCTTTATTTGCTAATACTTTTTTTGCGAATGCTTTAGTAGTCATTCCGTGACTTTTTGCTTTTTTAGTAAATGCACCTTTATTTTTAGTTGCACCAGCAATCCAATCTTTTGCTTCTTTTAATGTTTCTTCATCATCATCTAATACTTTATCTAAGACTTTTTTACCACCGTAAAGTAATGCTACTGCGGCTAACATAGGAAGACCATATTTTGATGCTGTCGATTTGACTGCATCAAATGCTCCATCGCCAATAGCATTTCTAATCATGCTACCTGCTCTGTCGCCCATTGCTACTATTCTTTCAACTTCTCCAGATACAAATTCTTTACTTGAATCAATAGTGTCATTTACTGCATCAAAAGCATCTCCTGCTTTGTCTGCTACATATGCACTACCGCCTGCTACGGCTGTTGTTTTTGGATTCTTAACGGCAACTTTGCCTATGCCAGAAATCATTTGTGCACCGCGTTTTGCTAACCAAGGTGCAGCCACTCTAGCGCCAGTCATAAGTGCTGGGCCCAATGCGGCTAAAAATGCAACTTCATGTAATTGTTCGTCTTCGGTCATTTCTTGACCGATTTGTAATTCACCTTTATCCATTGCTTGTTGCATTTGAGTAGCAACTTGTGGATTAGAAACAGTTCCGATTGCTTCGCCATCTTTTTGAATTGTTTGTGCACCTGGCTTTGCTGGTTCTAATGATAGTTCTTCAAAAATATTACTTAATGAAGGTAGTTTTAATTCTTTGGATATTGGTTGTACAACTTCAGTTGACTTAGTTGATTCAGTCAACATATTGCTAGGTCTTTTAGTTTTTTTCTCAACGACAGGTTTCTTTTCATTACCCTTTAAAGAGTCTAGTTGAGTTAAAATATCTTTAAAATCCATAATATTTCCTTAATACCCTGCTGAAGTTTCTGGTTTAGGGCCTCTTTTAACGTCAGTCATTGGGCTTTTTTGACCTTTTACTTGATCGTCTGTCCAAGGCTTCCAAGGATCAAAAGCATCTTTTGTATTCTTCTGATCAGCAGGCAAACCTACTTTACCAACGTTCTTGTATTCAGCATGTTTGTGTATCTTGTCTAAGTACTTATCACCGTATTCTTCACTTGCTTCTTTTCCGTTATCGGGCATTTCTTCATGCTGTAGAATAGGAGAGTTTTCCATTTCATTTTCATAACCAACCATTTCATTATCAATGCTGTCATCGAATGCAGTATTAATCATTCTTACATAATTAATGTTATGTCCTAGCAATTGTGCTAGTTGCTGAACCATTGGCTCAGTTACTGGATATGCAAATTGACACTTGAATATGTGTACTGGCTCATTTGAAAGATTGGGGAAACCATATGGTGATTTCATAATCGGTGTACTTGTTGGCCCTTTAATTTCTTTAGGCTCAAACTTGTTTAGGTTATGTTTAAATAACTCTAAGAAATTTTGGCTACAGTCGCCAGCAACTTTGATTGTACAATCATAAGTATGAACCGACTCTGCAATGTAATGTTTTAAACTTTTCATATTGTATAGTTCCCGTATAATATATTTATCATTCCTCTGTGTTTTTCCCACTTAAAACTCGTAGTAATTCATTACGATCTAAGTTCTGTCCATCACCTAAAGGAATATTATCAATCTTCTCATCAGCCTTTGCTTGACGTTGATCTAGTGTTGCTTTCTTTAATTGTAAGTCGATCATCTTTAATTTCTTGTTTAGTTTAGCAGTCTTAGCAGTAATAGCATGATTTAACATGTTACTAGCAACACTAAAGATATCTCCACTAAAACGTGAATCTACTTGCATACCTAGATCCATAAGGTCTTGAAAACTTGTCTCTGCTTTCTTACTCAGTTCATCCATCTCTCTATCAGATGCTTCTAGTCCTCTGACTGTAGGTAAAGCAGTTTCAATCTTTTCTAAATTACTTAATGCTTCTTTAGTAACTTCTTGTGCTACACCTGGAATAGGCTCATTCAGTTCATTTTCATCACTGGATGCTATATCAAATAGTTCTTCAAGTTTTTTTGTCATACATCTATTTAGTTACTTTCCACGTCCATTGTAGAAAAGATCATCTTCTGTGACTACCCTAAATTTAATACCTTGTGCTTTACAAAATGCTTTTGCTGAATGCCATTTAGCATGATTGATTGCGATGACTGCTTGTTGTCTTGCGTTTCTAACTTTTTCTGTTATAATACTCTCTGCTTTAGGTTTTATTTCTATCAACTCTGCGTTTGTTTTTCCATATTTGTCTTGGTAAACAATAAAAAAGTCAGGTATATAATTAGTACGTTTGCCTTTAAAAGGATGCATATAAGGAATAACAATTGATTCACTTGCCCATTTCAGTATCTTGTCATTTTCATCACAAAAAATCATAAACGTGAGTTCCCAACCTGAACGATACATAGGCTTACCTTTACCTACATACTTGTGTTGATTTTTTACAGTATAGATACCCTGTGCGTATTTTCTTCTACGAGGCATTGATTAACCTTAAGGTAATACGTTACGTTGTACGGCTTGATTAGGAGTGGGAACATTTGCTACTCCATACAATGCTGTCTTTGACTTTAATAAGTTAAGATAAAAAGCCATTTCAGTGGTTACTTGTAGAGATGTTTGTACATTTGTTGTAAAGTAATCCATAAAGATTTGAATGTCTGTTCCTGTTTCTTGTGAGATTCTAAACAATACAGTTGCAAATTGTGATGCAGTTTGTTTTGTTCTTTCAGATTCAGGATTACCTTTAAGCACACCTAAAAAATAAGAATACACAGAATCCCATTCGCCTGCATTAATTATTAAGTTTTGAGCATAAAAAGTATCAAAAATTTCTAATGTATTTTCTGTTTGTGTTATTTGTAATGCCATTATGCAAGTCCGCCTGTTTGCTTTCCAGCATTTATAGCATCTGCTATTGCAGTACCCTCGTCTACTGATTGGAGTACACCTGATGAGTCTGTCAGGGTAGTCTTGTTATTGTTTGCGGCAGTTACTATTCCTTGATTAGAAATGTTTACCATTGCTGGGCTTGATGCGTTAGTAGGTACATCAGTGTCTCCACCTAAACCTAATTTCCCTAACACTGCTTCTTGTAAACCTTTTTTAAGATAATTTTTTGCACTATCTACGACTGTATCTAATCCACCGTCGTATAGTTGTCCTATTGTACGAACATCATCTAGTCCAAATCCATCATCACCTAAATTTTGCATTCTTTTGAATATATCAAGAGGATTGCTTCCACCTTGCTCAAGTGGGCTTTCCCTTCTATCATAACTATCCGGTCCACCAAATCCTGCTACTAACTCTGATCCTTCACTATCAGGTCCTATATCTCCTATCTTGCCTGTATTGTAAACTACAGTTTCATAATTGATTGTCATTCTATTCTGCATTGTTCCGCCGCCGTCAGCATAATCATATGTGTCGTGACCGAAAGTTGTAATAATAGGATTAATTAAAGTATATGCAATAAAGTTTCCTGCCCATAAACCATAAACAGTAATATTATTAAAAAAAGGAATTTTTTGTCCGCCGTCTGCTCTAGTACCACCTTCACCTCTAGCATCTCCCCTATAACCATATTCTGTATCACCTGTTATTGTTGGATCATATATATTACGTCTGTTATAATCCTTTTCTTGTGTTGCAGTAGAAAAAGGAGCAACAATAGGATTCCAAGAATCTGCATAATTATATCTATAGTATGCGTCCCACATTGCAGTAATCTGTGATGCATTATCATCATGGAATGTAATTTCAATTGGTTGATATTTAATTTTTGATTGAATCAAACGTTTTCTATTGTATTGATTCATTTCTTGTACATCCATATTAAATGTAGGTAGTTTAATTGACTTAACTAATAAGCCATAGTTCTGTCCTGTTGGTGGAATGTATGCTGAAGGATTAATTTGAAAGTAAGTATGAAAAGTAAATTTGACTTTACCAACATTGGCCATTCCGCCGGGTAAGAAATTCTTAGCCGCATGAGTATAGTCACGTAGGTATACTCGACCGGTTAGCTGGTCAACAATGCCTGTTTGAATACCATCTAGTAGTCTATCGACTGAACCTGAAGCCATATTATTTTTCTCCTATAAGAGTATTTATCTATCCTATAAACCCATAAAAAAACTGGTCGAAACCAGTTTCTTTATATAAAATAATCCTGTTACTTACGTAGCAGTACCGATTGAACTTGGGAAAGTCTGTAGACCAGACTGTCCAACACCTGCTCCAGGTATGCCGTTAAGATCGCCACCAGCGTTTGTCTGGACTGCGTTATCGTAACGTAAAGTCATAGCAATAGTCACTGCATCAGATGTAGCATAGTTAAGTTGCTGATAGTTTGCTTGTTGTAAGAAACAACCTGCTAATGACCAGTTTTCTAATACTGTTGGTGTATTGATACCGTTACCACCGTCTAAGATTTGAATTTCAGTTTCAAACTTATAGTCTCCACCTGCGGCCGCTGAGGACTGCTCGAAGAAGTCTAATTGACGTTGTAACTGAGCGCCAACTGCTTTTGATACATTACCAGAAGCATCATCTCTGACGTTGATAGCAAGTGTTTGCCATGTGTGTTTACCTGCAAGATAGACACGTGAGTTGTACACGTTCATTGTGATTTCATCAAATTGAACTTGTGGTCTTGCACAATCTACTACTTGTCTAGTAAGTATAAGTGAAGAATCATCGTCAAAACCAAAATTAATAAAGTTCACACGGAATCTATATTGAAGTTTTG